TACATATACCATTTACTAAAGTAAATAACGTAACAACTAATTTGCCACCAAAGGCGAATATAGGACGTACAATTAAGTTTGAGCAAACTTTACATAGAACACGTCAAGATATAGCAACGTGGAGAAGTGCTGTTTTACAGGCGGAGAGTTTGCATTATCCGAATAGACAGGAATTATATAGACTATACAAAGATATTGTATTAGACGCTCATTTAAGCGGTTTAATAGCTACACGTAAGTATCAGATATTACAAAACGATTACAAGGTAGTAGATAAGGCAGGGAATGAGATAGAAGATAAAACACAGTTATTGCAAAATAAGTGGTTTTATGACTTTTTAGATTATTCAATGGATAGTATTTTCTATGGGTTTAGCTTAATTCAGTTTAACTCTTTAGAAAACGATGTATTTCAGTCAGTAGATTTAGTACCACGTCAATATGTTAAACAGGAGTTTGATATAGTTGTAGATACGCCTGCTGCAATAACAGGGGAAAACTTTTTGGACGCTAAATACAGAGCTTGGGTTGTTGGTGTAGGTAACAAAAGAGATTTAGGGTTATTAGCAAAAGCCGCTCCTTATGTATTATGGAAAAAAGGAGCGATACAAGCATGGGCAGAGTTCTGTGAGATATTCGGAACACCAATAAGAATTGGGAAGACTAATGTAAGGGATGAAGTAACCCGTTCAAACATGGAAGGCTTTTTGAAAAACATGGGTGTTTCTGCTTATGGTGTTTTTGATACAAATGATTTGATTGAGATAGTAGAGAGTAATCGTTCTGATGCGTTTGATGTATTTGATAAGATGATTGAGAGATGTAATTCTGAATTATCAAAACTTATTTTAGGTCAAACAGGAACAACGGATGAAAAAAGCTATTCAGGTAGCGCAAATGTGCATGAAAGAGTATTAAAAATGTATGGGGAGGCTGATGAGATGTTTATTGAAAACGTATTAAAATATCAGTTAGTGCCATTGCTTAATTTACAAGGATTAGGTTTTGAGGGATTGAGTATTGAAAGTGAAGAAGAAGATAAATTTAGCTATGAAGAAAAGGCTAAAATAGATTTAGAGTTGTTGAAATATTACGATATACCAGCAGAGTATATTGAACAGGAATACGGTACTCCAGTAGTTGCGAAGCCTGTTGATAATACAGGCAGCATTGCAAGTGTAAAGAATAAATTGAACGAATATTATAGCTAATGTGTAGTATCTGCGAAATAACAAATAGCAGCGAAAACTTATTAGATATATTTAGTGAAGAAGAAAGGGATAAGTTTTTAAGGGATATTTATAGCGGTTTAGTAAATAATACTGCTTTAGATATTAACTATTATTATAAAGTAGCACGTAAATTAACCGAAGGTGTTTATAGTGGATTTGGTCAGGAACTTATTAAGACGCAGTGGGGAACGCCTGACTATGATATGCTATATAACCTACGTGAGAGTGTGTATATATTTAGCGGTGCGAAAAATTACCAACAAACGAAAGAAATAAGTTCTTTGCTTACTACTGAAAATGGATTAAAGCCATTTACTGAATTTGAAAAAGACGCTGCTAAAGTGTTTGACACTTACAATAGGAATTACTTAACAGCAGAGTATAATAGTGCAATAGCACAAGCAAGGTCAGCTAGTTTGTGGATGGAAGTGGAGAGAGAAAAAAATATCTATCCACAGTTACAATATGAAACGGTAGGCGATGGTAGAGTAAGACCTGAACACGCTGCATTAGATAATATTGTAAGACCTGTTGATGATAAGTTTTGGGATGTTTACTATCCTCCGAATGGATGGAATTGTAGATGTGTAGTGTTACAAGGTCAAGATTTAGTTAATACAGATATGCGTTCTTTTAAAAAACCAAGTGAAAAAGATGTACCTGAAATATTCAGGTTTAACGCTGGTAAGACAAAACAGATATTTAATCCAGCGCACCCTTATTTTGAGGTTGCTAAATCTGAAAGAGAATTTGCATTACAAAACTTTGGATTACCTTTACCTAAATAATGGCAAACGAGGCTCGTAAAATACAGATGGCACAGGTTAAGCTACAAAAGAGTTTAACAGCATTTATTACGGTTATGGGAACAGATGCTAAAAATCACTTTGTAAAGTCTTTTAGAAATCAAGGATTTGAAGACCAAACGATACAAAGGTGGCAACCGAGAAAAAGAACAAGTTACAGAACAAGTAATGGAAGGGTTGTTGATGATACAAACAGGGCTATATTAGTAAAGAGTGGAGATTTAAGACGTAGCGTAAGGGTTATTAGTAAAAGGTATCATAGTATTACATTGGGTAGTGATTTACCATACGCACAAATACATAATGATGGATTAATGGGTAAGGCTTATGGTAAATATCCATTTAAAATGCCTAAACGTCAATTTATAGGACACAGTAGGAAGTTAATTGACCAACTACGAATGAAATTAGATAAACGAATACAAAACGTATTTAGATAGTGGAATTAGAGTTATATAACGCATTAAAAAAAGAGATTGAAACAAAACTACCTGAAATAAAAACGGTAAGATTGTTTAATAATCAATTTGAGAGTATGGATACAGAAAATGCCTTCGCTTTTCCTTGTGTTATGCTTCAATTTCAGTCAAATGGCTTTAGGGAATTATCGCAAGGTGTTCAGCAGTTCGATATGACAGTAACAACGTATTTAGGGTTTGAGAGTTACAAGGATGAGGATACTGATATATTGAGATTAAAGCAGGATTTATTCAAAGTAGTAAACAGATTTAGAAACGAGAATTTTAGTAGATTATTAAGAGTAGAGGATAGACCAAATTATAACCATTCAAACTATCAAGTGTTTGAAACGGATTACAAAACAACAGGAAAAGACTTTACAACAGATATAAGACCAAGTGTAGAGGTGGAGGCAACACCATCACTTACACCAAGTATAACAACAGCAGCTAATTTATAATGGCAAGAACAATAGCACAAATACAGGCAGAGATGGACGCAGAACAAGCGTTACAAACTGGATTAAGTAGTTTAGATAGTCCAAGTCAAACGGCTATTTATACGCTATGGAAATATATTATTTCTGCTTCTATTTGGGCGCATGAGAAGTTGTGGGATTTATTCAAAGTAGAGTTAGAAGATATTGTAGCCAACGCTCCAGTAGGCACAGATAATTGGGTGCAGGCACAGGCTTTTAAGTTCCAATATAGTGCAACTGACCCACAAGTAGTATCATTGGTTAATTTTGTACCAAGTTATTCTGTAGTAGATGAAAACTTGCAAATTATAACACGTTGCAGCGTAAAGACTTTACCTAATAAGGTTGTAAGTGTTAAGGTAGCAAAGAGCGACCCGCCAAGTGCATTAAACGCAACAGAATTAAGCTCATTTAAAGGATATTTAGATGATATTAGCTTTGCTGGTGTTCAATATAACGCTATTTCTTTGACTTCAGATAAACTTTATTTAGATGCAGAGATATTCTATAACGGTCAGTATTCAAGTGTTATTAGCGACAATGTGATAGAAGCTATTAATAATTATTTAGCGAATATTCCTTTCGATGGTAATGTAAGAGTATCTACTTTATATGATGCAATGCAAAATGTAGAAGGAGTTACTGATATTATCATTAATGATATGGCAATACGTGCCGATGCTACGCTATTTGCTAATAAAACATATTTAGTACAAAATAACACAACTATTTACAATAAATACCCTACATTTGCTGGATATGTAGTTGAAGAAACAGATTCAGGAAATACATTTACTGATAAACTAACATTTACACCTGAAAGCTAATGTACGATATTTACATTATACAATTTAGTTTGCTATGGGAAAAACTAATGCCACCTATTTTAAGAAAGGCGTTGCATTTAGCATGGGGTAAAGTTGTTGTTGCGCCTATTCAGTCTTTGAGAGATTTAATTTTTAATGACTATGCAAACGGTAGCCATTACGATGCTTATGATAATTCAACAGCTTATGTAGTTGGCGATATTGTTTACTATACAGATATGGGTGTTTATAAATGTATTGAGGCAACAACAGGTAATTTACCAACAGATAGTACTTATTGGTTTAAGTTATTAGATAATAGAATAGGTGTAAGAGAAAGGATTAAATACAATAGCCAAAAGATATTATTTGAATATGCTTTAAATAGATGGTTTGATGTACCTAGTGCAGACCCTCAAATATACATACAGAATAACAATATTTATGGTACAGCTTTTATATTGGGGGGTAGTGGGGAAACATCTTCAACAATGGCTGATAGTGATACGTTTCAAAATTACTATTTAGGCAATAGTTATAACTATGAAAGCAATTCATTTACTATATTTGTACCATTAGCAGTATTTAATGCTTTAGACACAACAAATACAAACAGAGAGAATATAATAAGAGGCTTTGCAGATAATTATGTATTAAGCGGAATGACATATAATGTTTTAACATATTAATAAACTATGAATACAATTTTAACAAGTTCAATTAGCGACCCAAACGTACAGCAGCCATTTACTGGGAAGTCGCTACAATTCCTACAAAACAGTTATACTAACATATTTGCAAGTATTGGGCAGTCAATTATAGGAGATAGAAACTACTCTGGAGCGGGCTTCTATGTTATAAGTGGATTAAGAAATACAGGTGTTGCCCCTGCCTATATTATATCGGAGGGATGGATTTATTATGATGGTCAAATGTACTATTGTTCTGGTTATTCTGGCACTCCTGTAAATGATGTTATTGGAACTATTACAACAGCTTACGATACATCAATAGACCCTGTTACATTTACAGATGGAGTAGCAAGAAATGTTCATAGAGTACAAACTATTGTATTAAGTGATGGTGTTTCGGGTTCAAGTGATTTAGATTATGATGCTTTAGATTTTGCTCAAGATAATTTTTATAGAAATATTGCACAAGGTAGCTATTCAGGTTCAAGTGCGACAGGAAGCGTTGTTTTGCCTTTATCAACAGATGAATTAGACCCTAATGCTTGGTTAAATGGTGCAACAGGAAAGTTTCAACCAAATAAGGCTGGGTACTACGATATATCTGCACAATACTCTTTAAATGCCGCTGCTGCTGTTAGTGCAACAAATAATACACTATTAATAAAAAAGAATGGTTCAACAGTAAGAACAATTGGAGGTGTAACTGATTATGTTGGAAGCGATGATACAAGACACGCATCTGGTAGTTTTATTGTTTATTTAAATGGTTCTTCGGATTATCTTGAATGTGTTTCATTCCAAGACACAGCACAAGTTTTGGCATATACTGTATATTTCACAGCAAAAAGAATTAGCGATTAGTTTTTGTTTAGTTTACTAACTGCTATAAGCCCTCCACCTTGATTGGTTGAGAGGGCTTTATTTTTAATCTAAAATTGAGTATAAAAACTCAAACCATTTAATCCTAAAGACAATTAATTTATAACGCAATGTATTTACGCTTTCAACTCCGCAGAACTCGATTAACTCACGCCTATTATTACACTCTATTTGTATCTTAAATAAAAGTAATACTTTTAAATTGCGTATCATTTTTTGATAATCTTTAATAGTTCACAAAACTCTTTAGCCTCTACAATATTGTGGCTATCTAAAAC